TGTCCACACCGGAGGAGGCAAAAACACTCCCTTACCCCTTAAAATATTTTGGGGGAGGATTACAGAGCATTTAAACCTTACCCCTACACTTAGTATTACTTTTACATAAACATTGCTTAAATAGCCTCTAATAAGCTCTCAGGGGCATCTATAACATTCTCTAAAGGTACTCTTATGACTATAATAGAAAGATTAGAGCAAGCGGCTGAGAAGCTAGACGAAGCTCTTAAAGAAGCTGATGAGTGGATTGAGACGATGGATAAGCATGAAACAGAAGGGAATATTACTTACTTATATGGAAAATGAAGTCTTTGCTTGTGATGATTGTGAGAATATTACCTTTATATTCTATTGTGATGGGGCGGTTCAATGTGCTAAATGTGAGCGAATTGTTACGGAAAAGACCACAAAAAAGGAATTGCATTAAATAAAAACTCCTTATAAATCAATACTAATATGACCTTCTCTCACCGACGGGTAAATTAATAACCTAAGTCGATAGCCGTACCATAAGAGTCATCATTATAAGCACCACTAGGGTTAGAACCATCTAGTTGGTATTCGTGATTATTAGATTCTAACTCCATAGGTTCATACGCCTGATACGTTTCTCTCTCATTGACGCTTTCGTTTTGAACATCAAGAGGAACATAAATCGGCTCTTGGTCGTAAGCAAAACAAACTATAGGTAGCAACAATAACAAATATTTCATGGCTCTCTCCTTAGAAGATAAAAAGCGTCTAGTTGATATTAGTACACAATTAGAAGAACACAAGTTAAATAATAAATTAAGTTACTACGATCCCTATCCTTATCAGAAACAATTTCATAACGAAGGGGATGAAAACGCACAACGATTATTGATGGCAGCCAATAGAGTTGGTAAAACTTTTTGCGGTGCTGCTGAGATGGCTTATCACTTAACAGGGCTATATCCTGATTGGTGGAATGGTAGGCAATTTCACAATCCTGTTCGTGCTTGGGCAGGGGGTGAGTCAAACGAAACAACAAGAGATATTTGTCAGAAAGAATTATTTGGACAACCTGACGATCCTAATGCGTTTGGTACTGGCGCAGTACCTAAAGAATTAATTGGTGAAACGACTCGTAAACCTGGAGTACCTAATGCGTTTAACTCAGTCATGGTTAAACATGTATCAGGGGGTAATTCGAGATTAGGGTTTAAAGCATACGAACAAGGGTATGCAAAATGGATGGCAGAGAAATTACATGTCATCTGGTTAGATGAAGAACCCGACCAAAGTATTTATTCTCAATGTATTACCCGTACTGCCGACTCGAATGGAATTGTTTACATGACATTTACTCCTGAGAGTGGGGTAACTGAGGTAGTTGCTAATTTCATAAACGATATAAAGCCAGGTCAGAGCTTAACTCACGCGACTTGGGATGACGCGCCTCACTTAGACGAGAAAGTAAAAGAACAAATCTTAGGGGCTTTACCGCCACATGAGAGAGACTTAAGAAGCAGGGGTGTTCCTGTTTTGGGGTCGGGTTTAGTTTTCCCTATCTCTGAAGATGATTTAAAGATTGATCCTTTCCCTATCCCAAGTTACTACAAGCAATTAGTAGGGTTAGATTTTGGTTGGGATCATCCTACAGCCGCAGTTTGGTTAGCTTACGATCCTGATACTGACATTGTTTATGTTTATGATGTTTACCGTCAAAGGAAAGAAAGCCCAATTATTCACGCTGCCGCGATTAAAGCAAGAGGCGAATGGATACCTGTAGCGTGGCCTCACGATGGCATGAGACAAGACGGGCAGACTTCAGGCGTAACACTCGCAGATCAATATAGAAAGTCTGGTGTAAGGATGCACTACGAGAAATTTAGTAATCCCCCCGCACCGGGACAAGAAGAGGGTAAGGGCGGTAATTCAGTTGAGCCAGGCATCTTTGAATTAATGACTCGGATGCAAACAGGACGTTTTAAGGTTTTCTCAAACTGCCCTTTATGGTTTGAAGAATTTAGAATGTATCACCGTAAAGATGGAAAGATTGTAGCTGAACGAGATGATCTTATGTCTGCCACTCGATACGCCTCACAAAGTTTACGTTTCGCAAGAACTTCTGAAGTTCTATTAAGAAGTGAAATATCTGATAACGATTTTGATCCCTATGGAGAATTTTAAATGGGTGGAATAGCAAAAATATTTGGCGGGGGCGGGGCTAAACCTAATCCTGTGACAACAGAAAGTCCTGCTGAAATAGCAGATCAAGCTGATGCACTAGCCGCTTCTAAACTCGCAGAAGAAAAGAAAAAACGAAAAGGGTTTGCCGCAACGATAGCAACATCTTCTCAAGGCTTGGGTGAATCAGGCAATTCAAATGTTAAAACTTTATTAGGATGAATCATTTTAAAAGGCTTGAGGGTCTTAAACAAAGGGGTAATTGGGAATCACGGTGGCAGAACATCGCTGATTACGTTCTACCTCGTAAAGCAGAAGTCACCACGAAAAGAGGAAAAGGAGAATCAAGAGTAGTTCGTTTATTCGATGCTACTGCTGTTCATGCTAATGAATTACTAGCAGCGTCCTTACAAGGAACTTTAACCCCATCATCAGCGTTATGGTTTGGTGTGGAAGTAGCTGATAGGGACTTAAGGGATGATGAAGAAGTAAAAGACTGGCAGGGAGAAGCAGCGGAATTAATGTTTGCTGAAATTAACAACTCTAACTTTCGATCTGAATCACACGAAAACTATTTAGATATGAGTTCAGTAGGAATAGCAACCTTACTATGCGAAGAATCAAAAGGGAGTGAAGAAGGGTTTAACGGACTTAACTTTAAGTCTTACTTTATATCTAATATTTATCCCTCTGAAAACGAAAAAGGACTTATCGATACTGTTTACCGTTCATTTGAATGGACTCCAAGACAAGCCGCTTTAAAGTGGGGTGAAGATTCTCTTTCAGACAAGATGAAAGAAGCCCTTGCTAACAAGCCAGATGACCTGTTCCCTTTCCTTCATGTTGTAGAGCCAAGAGATAAGAATGGAAAAACTAAGAAGAACATGCCTTACGCTTCATTTTATTATGAAGAAGATAACAAACACTTATTGGATGAAGGCGGTTATCAAGAGTTTCCTTATGCCGTACCACGTTGGAGTAAAGCGAGTGGAGAAAAATATGCAAGAAGTCCTGCGTTTACAGCTTTACCCGACATAAGAACATTAAACCGAGCAATAGAATTAGAATTAAAAGCATGGGCGAAAGATATTGATCCGCCTTTAGGTGTACCAGATGAAGGGGTGGGCGGTAAATTAAAATTAACGCCAGCAGCTCAGAATTATATAAGAGCAGATCTTATAGACAAGATTAAGCCTTTGTTAAGTAACTCTCGTTACGATGTATCTCAAATTAAAGCAGCTGAGTTAAGAGAATCTATTAGACAGATATTTATGTCTGATCAATTACAACTTAATCAAGGCCCGCAAATGACCGCGACTGAAGTACAAGTTCGGTTTGAGTTAATGCAAAGATTAATCGGCCCGACATTAGGCCGCATGGAAATGGAATACCTAAAGCCTATTCTTAATCGCGTCTTTAACCTGATGTTACGCAAAGGCGCATTAGGTGAAATACCACAAGTATTAGAAGGTAAAGATATAAGGGTTAAATTTGTTGGCCCTGTCGCAAGAGCGCAAAGATTAAATGAAATAGCCGCAATAGAAAGATGGGTTGGTTCAATCCTACCAATGGCAGAGTTCAATCCTGAAGTATTAGACAACATCGACTTTGACAAAATAGCTGAAGAATCAGGTGTCCTTTATGGCATACCCGATAGATTAAGACGTTCTGAGTCTGAGAAAGAAACTATAAGACAGAAAAGGCAAGAACAACAAGCTCAACAACAAGCTATCGAACAAGGCTTGCAAGTTACAGAAGGAGTGAAAAATCTTGGCATCCAAGAAGGTAACCAATAAAGATTACGCGATTACGTTTGGTTCTGAGCAAGGTATAAGGGTCTTAACCGATCTCTTGACTTATCGTGACCGCATATCGTTTGATAAAGACTCACATCAAACGGCATTTAATGAGGGGCAGCGATCTATCGTCCTTCGCATTACATCAAAAATAAAAGACCTCGTTATGGAGATAGAGAATGGATAGCACTGAACAAGTGTCCGACTGGAAAGAAGGTTTATCAGAAGATTTACAAAGCAATACAGTAATACAAGAAACAAAAGATATAGAAAGTTTAGCTAACCAATTAGTTAGTTCACAAAAAATGCTAGGGGGTCGTGTTCCAATACCTGAAGCGGGTAACGATGAAGAATGGAATGAAGTATGGGGTAAGTTAGGTAAGCCTGAAGAATCAAGTGGCTATGATTTTAAAACACCTGAAAACGCAGATACAAACTTACAAGATTGGTTTCAAACTGCTGCACACGAATCTAACTTAACTAAAGCGCAAGCTAACAGCCTGTATGACAAATGGAATGAAATGGCTGGTGGTTTAAATACACAAAATGAAGAAGCATCTCAGAACGCATTAAAAGAAGCGACTGAGGCTATGAATAAAGAATGGGGCAAAGCTGCTGATCAAAACTTATCCATTGCTAAAAAAGCAATAGAAGAATTTGGTGGCGACAACCTTAAAAAGTATTTAGATGAGTCAGGGTTAGGCAATAACCCTGAACTTCTAAAGTTTGCCCATAAAGTAGGCAAAGAGTTATTAGAAGATAATGCTCTTGGTGATGGTCGATCTGACTTAACCTTAACCCCTGCTGAAGCGCAAATGAAAATTGCGGAAGCTATGAATAACCCAAATCATTTATATCATCCGAATAATTCGATGAAGCCTGGACACAATACAGCCGTAGCAGAAATGCAAAAACTGTTTCAACAGGCTCATCCTGAAGGGTAGCTGAAAAGTCCTTTATTAGTACGCTAACCACGCTAGGTTGTAGGGTCTGTTCCACAGGTAGCCCAAAAAAAGTTCACACAAAAAAATAACTTTTGGAGGGATACCTATGAGTACCCAAATCACAACTGCATTTGTCGAGCAGTATAAAGCTAACATTCTTATGTTAGGTCAGCAAAAGGGTTCGCGCCTTGCTGCTACCGTTAAGAACGAAGCTGTAACAGGCAAGAACGCTTACATCGAGCGTATAGGTGCTACAGCCGCAGTAGATGCGACTTCACGCCATGATGATACACCTCAGATTGACACACCTCATTCACGCAGACGATTAAGCCTCGTAACTTCACGTTGGGCAGACTTGATTGATAACCCTGATAAGGTTCGTATGTTGATTAGTCCTGAGTCTCCTTATGCTATGAACGCTGTTGCTGCAATGGGTCGTCGTAAAGATGATCATATTATCGCTGCTGCTTCTGGCAATGCTTACTCTGGTGTTGCGGGTGCTACGACTGTAGCTCTACCTTCAGCACAGAAAGTCGTTGTTGCTAACCACACGTATGATAGTGGCTCTGGTGATGTTGGCTTAACAGTAGGTAAGTTAATCGCTGCTAGGGAAATATTGGATGCTTCAGAAATTGATTCTGATGCACCTCGTTTCTGTGTCCTTAACGCAAAGCAAGTTTCTAACTTGTTGACCGCTACGGAAATAGGTTCTAGCGATTATAACTCTGTCAAAGCTCTTGTTCACGGTGAGATTAATACCTTTATGGGTTTTAGTTTTATTCGTACTGAACGAATAGCTGCTGATAGTTCCGCAGATCAACTTGTTCTTTGCTACTCGCAACCCGCAATCTGTTTAGGTAACGGCTCAGATGTTTCAGTCCGTATATCAGAACGAGCAGATAAAAACTATGCCACTCAGGTTTTCACTGAAATGGATTTAGGCGCGACTCGCGTAGAAGACGAAGGCGTAGTTGAAATCGCCTGTGACCCATCTTAAGGAGGGATTATAAATGGCTATTACAACTCAAAAATCAACTGAGTACGCAAACGCTACCGCTACTCCTGTCGTTAAAAATGGAACGACAGAAATGCACGGTCGTGTTCGTTGTGCTTTTTTCACTCACACCCAAGACGGAGCAGGTGACGCAGGTTCAAGCGTTGCGCTATGTAAACTCCCTGCGGGTAAAGTACGTCTTTTAGGCTCTCAGTCTAAAGCGTACGTCAACTGGACAACATCTTCAGCTACTCTCGACTTAGGTTGGGATGCTTATACTAATCTTGATGGAGCGGCTGTTGTAGCCAATCCTGATGGACTTGTAGACGGCTTAGATGTTGACGCAGTAGGTATGCGGACGTTTGAAGGTGCTGTTGCAGCTAACCTTTTAACTGGCGGTACTTATGTATTTGAAAGTAATGGAGGCGTTGTTATTCGTGCAACGTCACCTGGAGCAATGGCCGATTTAGATGACCTTGTTGGTTACTTCTTTTATGTAGTTGACTAAACCAAATTGGGGCTAGCAATAGCCCCTTTTCTTTGAGGCTCAAATGACTTCTGAAGCTACTATCTGTTCAAACGCTTTATCTCTTTTAGGCGATGATCCAATTACGTCACTAACAGATGATTCTACTCGCGCTCGTTTATGTAATCGTTTCTACGCAGCAACTAGGGATTCTTTATTAAGATCGTATCCTTGGAACTTTTCTATAACGAGACAACAACTTTCACAAGAAGTTGCTACTCCCACCTTTGAGTTTACCTATCAATACGCATTACCTGAAGACCCTTATTGCTTAAGAGCATTAAAGACAGATGATGATTATGAGAAATGGAAAATAGAAGGAAGGAAATTAGTAACTGATTCTTCTACTGTCTACTTACAGTACATAGCAAGAATAACAGACGTTAATCAATTCGATTTATTATTTACTGAAACACTTGAATATAGATTAGCCGAAAGAATGGCTTGGCCTATCACTCAAAACAATACATCTGTTCAAGTTTTTAATTCACTCTTTAAAGAAAAACTAAGTGAGGCAAGAACAATGGACGCGCAAGAAGGTTTTGGCGAAACATGGGATGCAGACGATTTAATTATAGCTAGAGCAGAAGTTCTTTAATGCCTAGAATATCGCCTGTATATACTAACTTTACATCAGGGGAACTCTCGCCACGATTAGAAGGGAGAGTTGACTTTGCTAAATATTACAATGGTGTTAAGACACTGGAAAACTTTATTGTTCTGCCTCATGGTGGCGTAAAGAGAAGAGCAGGAACACACCACGTAGCAGAAGTAAAAGATTCAACTAAATCAACTCGTTTAATTCCTTTCGAGTTTAATACCGACCAAGCCTATATTATTGAGATGGGCGACACCTACTTTAGATTCTTTAAAGATAACGGTGTAATAAACGAAGCGACCCAAGTTATAACGGGTATCACTCAAGCTAGTCCTGCTGTAGTAACAATTGCGGGGCATCCTTACTCTAATGGTGACGTAGTTGATATAGCGTCTATCACGGGGATGACAGAATTAAACGGCAAGAGATTTACTGTAGCTAATAAAGCAACAGACACGTTTGAGCTAACAGGTGAAGATTCTACCGCTTATACTGCTTATTCTTCTGGTGGCACAGCAGCAAGAGTTTATGAAATAGCAACGCCTTATTTAGAAGCAGACTTATTTCAAGTACAGTTTGTACAAAGCGCAGACACTATGTATTTTGTTCACCCTAGTTATGCACCAAGAAAACTGACCAGAACAGGCCATACTTCTTGGACACTAACAACCGTTACTTTTATTGACGGCCCATATCAAGACGACAATATCACAGCTACTACAATGAACCCTTCTGTTTCAACAGGTACAGGAACATTAACAGCAAGCGTCGCTTATTTTAACGCTAATATGGTAGGTGGTTATTTTAAACTTCACGGTGGTTATGCTTTAGTTACCGCTTACACAAGTACAACAGTAGTAGACATAACAATACAAGCAACCCTATCAGCAACTACAGCTACAACGGTATGGGCTGAGGGGTCTTGGTCTGATTACAGAGGCTATCCCGCAGCGATAGTTTTTTATGAGCAAAGGTTAATGTTTGCAGGGTCAACAAATCAACCCCAAACAATATGGGGATCGGTTTCAGCAGACTTTGAAAACATGAAAGCAGGAGTCGAGACTGACGACGCTATTATTTATACTATCGCTTCTAACAAGGTTAATGTAATTAGGTGGTTGGCTTCTGCGGGTAGATTAATTGTAGGAACAGCAGGAGGCGAGTTTACAGTAACATCAACAAGCGATGCTCCTTTATCACCTAGTAACGTATCAGTTAAGAAACAAACAAGTTACGGTTCTTCCAGTATCCCGCCTATACAAATTAGAAACATCGTTATTTTTGTACAAAGAGCAGGGAGAAAGCTAAGAGAGTTTTTCTTTCGCTTTGAACAAGATTCTTATGTTGCTCCTGACATAACTATATTATCAGAGCATATTACTAAGCCCTCTATTACTTCATTAGATTATAAGCAAGAAAGTGACTCGTTAGTGTGGGCGGTTAGAAGTGATGGCAAATTACTCTCTATGACATACGAAAGAGATCAAGACATAGTTGCTTGGGCTAGACAAATATTTGGCGGAGTATTTAGCACAGGTAGCGCAGTATGTGAGTCTGCTGCCTCTATTCCTATCTCAGATAGAGATCAAACTTGGGTCATTAATAAAAGAACAATCAATAGCGCAACAGTTCGTTATGTTGAATACATGGATGAAAAGCAATGGGTTGGCGCAACGTCTTTTCAGTGGGAAGATTTAAACACTGATTCAGCATTAACTTATGACGGATCAGCTATTACCACTGTTACAGGGTTAAATCACTTAGAAGGTGAAACTGTAAAGATTATTGCAGACGGTTCGCTTCATCCTGATAAGACAGTCGTTAGTGGATCAGTCACTTTAGATAGATCGGCTTCAGAGATTGAAGTAGGGCTTTCATACACCTCTACGTTAAAAACATTACGCCCTGATATACAACAACCTTTAAACACCATCCAAGGCAAATCTAAAAGATGGAATGAAGTTATTGTAAGGTTTCACGAAACATTAGGCGGAAAGATAAACGGGGATCCTATTGATTATAGAACCTCTGCTGATGAAATGGATCAAGCTCCTGCTTTATTCACAGGGGATAAAAGAATATCTAACCTTGGTTATGACAAAGAGGGTCAAAACACTATTACACAAGACACCCCTTTGCCTATGTCAATTATTATGATTACAGGAACGCTTGGTGTATTTGATTAAACCGTTTAAGCCAGAACATGTAGAAAACTTAAGGCTTGATGATCAAATGTTATTAGATTTAGGAGGGTTAAATGAAAAATCACCTTCTTACTCTGGGTTTATTGATGGCTCTTATGCTTTTAGCGCAGGGATAATAAACAACTTAGGCATGGGGACAGTATGGGTTTACACCACGCCTTTAATAGAAAAACATCCTATCTGGTTTACAAAGTCAATAAAAAATTTATTAAATGCAGGAACAGATCTGTATAAGTTTGAAAGAGTACAAGCAACCGTATTAAAAGAAAACGTCAAAGCTCAAAAGTGGATTGAATACTTAGGGTTTGAAAAGGAAGGTCTTATGAGAAAATTTATTGGTGGCGATCATTACTTGTACGCGAGGATAACCTAATGGCAGCAGCAGCCCCCCTTTTACCTTATATAAGCGCATTCGCTTCAGTTGCTTCTGCTGTCAGCTCGTTTAGCGCGGGTGATGACGCAAGAGAGCAATCAAGCATAGAAGCTCAAAAGGAAAGAAACAGAGCTACAGCGGAAGCACGAATACGTAGACAAGATGCGGAGTCATTAAAAAAACGACAAAGAGGATCGTTTGCCGCTTCAGGTGTTCGTGTCAATACAGGTACGCCTTTGTTGCTTCAAGCTGACTCATTGCAAGCAGGAGAAGAAGACGCATTAAATATATTAAACAACTCTATTTTTGAAGTAGGAACTATTAATGCTACAGGGCAAGCCGCAAGAAACAGAAAAAGATCAGAAGGTTTTAATACCTTGTTGACTGGTGGAGTTACTTTTGCAAACTCATTCTAAAGAACGCAGGAATTAAATGAAAATACCATTTCAAGGCAACCAAAGAGTGCTGCCCCAAGGCGGCAATCTTACTAATATTAATTTAGCTTCTCAGAGCCCTATGGCTGGCGTAATGAATGGTGTCGCATCTGTTACTAATTCAATATATCAAGCACAACAACAGACCGCTCTAGCAAACGCAGACACAGAGGCATCAAGACAGATAGATCAATTAACTTCATCTTTTAGTAGTCGTACTGACTATAGCCAATTTGATGTTGAGTATAATCAAAAGTCCGATGAGATTTTTAATAATCTTTCTAAAGATATGAGTGGCCCATCACTAAGAGTCTTTAAAAATAGTTTTG